ATCAAGTAGCCAAAGAGCTCTACGGAAAAATACAAACACGCTTCCCCGACATTAAAATCGCGGACGAAGAAGCTATGGTTTTAGGTAAGAAAAGCGACATTCCTAAAGCACGTTTCTTTGAATTTGAATACAAAGAGGGCGGTGAAGAACTAGGTGCGATTGCTATTGCACTTGATGAAGATGATGGCATAGTGATTCAAGTTAGTGGCGATTTAATCGACAAAGACACAAACGAAACACATCATGGAGCATACAAATTTATTAGATCTTTTAGAGATTTTGCTAAAAGAAACTTGTTAAATTTTGAGATTAACAACTTAGGAAAAAGCAGTCTTGATAAAAGAGATTATGAATTCCACGCAAAAGATGGAGAAGAAAAAATGATGGAAAGTAAAATGTTTGGTACAGCAAAAGTCAGTTACCAAGACCTGGGTGAGACTAGAATGATTGTCAAACACAGCCAACCTGTAAACCTTGATTTACCAGCTGGTCGAACAATGCACATTGACGCAATTTATATTGAAAATGCACAAGGTGAACGTTTCCGTTATCCAATGCGTCATTTAAACGGCGCTCGTGCAATGGCTCAACATATTGCACATGGCGGTAATCCATATGACCAAATCGGTCAACATGTAATTAGTCTAAGCGAAGAAATGGCTAAGTTACGTATGTTTAAAAATTATGTTGGCCGTAATGAAACATTAAGTGAAGCAATGAGCGAAGTTAATAGCAAAGTTGCAGAACGTATTGAAGAAGTTAAAAAAGAAATTCATAACCTACAACGTAGTTCATACTACACTGAATTTGCAGAAAGTTTTAAACCACGTGCAAATCAACAAATTCCCGAAACAGTAGTTAACGATTGGATTGATCGTTTAACAGTTCGTAGTTTTAAAGAAGAATTAAAAGATGTGTTCCCTTACATTTATAGCCTAGTTGGTGAAAAGACTGACCTAGGTCCAGAAGATGTATTGGCAGAAAAACGCACAGAAGAAAAAAATGAAAAAGGCGAAGTTGTTAAATGGAAAGAAGAAACTCCATGGCGCAAAGCCTCCAATAAAGATGGTCGCGGCCGTGTAACTAATCTTAGTGACAAAGCACGTCGTGAAACTGAAAAGATGACTAAAGAAGCATCTGAGTTTGTTGACTACATTAATTCAATTGCCGAAGATGTAGATGGAGATGTTGAGCAAGATTTGCCACATTTAGACGATACAGAATTTAAAGAAAAATTAAAAGACTTAATGTCTGAACCATTAGTTGGTACACCAAACATTGTAGATTCAGTTAAAGCAATTTATCCAGATGAAACATTATTAACTATGATGAATAATGCCATGACACGTAACGACAAGTTTGATGCTCGTGGCACTATTGCAGAATATTTTGAAAATCATCATTCTGGTTGGTATCACAGCAATGAAGATTTATTTGCTAGTGCAGGAAGTGACGAAGATAAAGAACCTGAAGAAACTCCAGCACCTGAACCAGAAGCGACACCTGCTCCTGCACCAGAAGCACCAGCAGAAGCACCAGCACCCGAAGCTGGCGCAGAAGCAGCCGCAGGCGGTGTTCCTCCAGTTGCTCCTCCAGCTCCAGTAGCAGAAAGTAAAATTAAGTCATTAATCCAACGTGCTATTCAAGCAGGCGCAAGTGCAGACACTGTAATCGGTAATAAGACATTAGGCGAGATGATTGCATCTGCTGGCCTTACTCTAGCAGAATTTGACATGGGTGGCGATATTCCTGTAGCAGAACCAACACAACCTCAAGGCCAAGGTGTTGAGGATATGATGAAATTTATTTCAGGTTTTTGGAATAGAGAAAAACGTAACTTCACCATTGGCGGTACAGGTGTCAAAACTAAATTAGAAAAACAATTCTCAGAAGCTAGTCCACATGATTTACAACGTGTTAGCGAATTTATACAAAAATTAGATCCAAGCAGTCCACTTGCACAAAAGGATCGTGTATTAAAATTAGCCGGTATAAAACCTAAAATGGACACAGACGAAGCAATTCGTGTAATGGAATCATACTTAGGATAATATCATGGGAAAATTATTTGAATCATTAGTTAATTTAAGTGAAGGGCTAACACCTGAAGAACAAAAGCAATATGATACGTTAAACACGCAACGTACTCAATTTGCCAATGCATTCACAGCATTACAAAAACAAAAACAAGCCGATCCAACACAGACTTACTTAGATGCTCCTATCAAACAGATGCAAGATAAATTAAATCAGGTAGGAACTCAAATCGGCGCATTAGAAAAAAAACGTGATGGAGTAGAACCCGGAACAGCCGCAAAAGATGATACTTCGAAAAGACCAGCTAGTCCAGCGGGCGGCCCTGTCAGAGTATACGGTAATGTCGGTGCTAACGATATCAAAGCATTACAAACAGCGTTGAAAAATAAAGGCGGAGACGTGGCAAAAGCACTAGGTACTACCGGGCCAGCTAAAGATGGAGTTGATGGATTTATCGGCAGAGCTACTATTGATGCTATTATGAAAGCTCTTAATGCTTCTGCAACGCCGGATGCTAAAACAGCTACACCAGGAGCAGATGCAGTGTTAGGTGCCGATGGAGTTAAAGACGGACAAAATCCAAATATTGATCAAACAACTCGAGATACTGCAACTGCCGGCGCCCCAAGTGCGGCAGTAAAAGTACAAGAGTCGATGTTATCAACAGACCCAACACTAGCACGTATAATTCAACTAACAAGATAATTGAGTAAAATACTCATATTTTAGACAAGATTTTACTTGCTCTGCTAAATAAAAGCGTATACAATAACATGTATGCGCTTTTTGTTTTATCGGGTGATAAGACAAATACAGGCAAACGCAGTAAAAACAAAGGCTAATTTAGGAGAACAACTATGGCAACTTTGGCAGAAATTAGAGCAAAGCTCAAGGCAGCAGAATCAAAAGGTTCAGACAATCAACGTTCAGGTGGAGACAAATCAATTTATCCATTCTGGAATCTCAAAGAAGGCGGTGAGTCCGTACTTCGCTTTTTACCAGACGGTAACCAAGACAACACATTTTTCTGGGTAGAACGTGCAATGATTAAATTGCCATTCGCTGGAATCAAAGGTGAGTCAGAATCCAAACCAGTAACAGTACAAGTTCCATGCGTAGAAATGTATGGCGATACTTGCCCAATCTTGGCAGAAGTACGTGCATGGTTTAAAGATCCAGCATTGGAAGATATGGGTCGTAAATACTGGAAAAAGCGTAGTTACATTTTCCAAGGTTTCGTTGCAGAAGACGGACTAGGTGAAAAAGCAGAAGACCGTCCAGAAAATCCAATTCGTCGTTTCATCATTGGTCCTCAAATCTTTACAAGTATCCGTGCGGCACTTGTTGATCCAGAATTAGAAGATTTGCCAACTGATTATGTGCATGGTTTAGACTATCGCATGAAGAAAGGTTCAAAAGGTGGTTATGCTGACTACTCAACATCAAGCTGGGCACGTCGTGAGCGTCCACTAAGTGACGAAGAACAAGCGGCAATTAAAGAACATGGCTTGTTTAATTTGTCAGACTTCTTACCTAAGAAGCCAGGCGAAGTTGAGTTGAAGGTTATGAAAGAAATGTTCGAAGCATCAGTTGACGGCGAGCCATATGACATGGAACGTTGGGGTCAATATTTCAAACCAGCAGGTATGAGCCAAAACACTGGCGATCCTGTTAAACAAACTCCAAAAGCAAGTGCTCCAGTAAGCAATGACTCTTCAGATGATGAAGAATACAGCGCACCTGTAGCTACAGCATCAGCACCAAAAGCTGAAACTGCTAGTACAGCTGGCGGCGATTCACGTGCCCAAGACATCTTGGCAATGATTCGCAATCGTCAAAAAGCGTAATATAAGGGGCTTCGGCCCCTTATCAATCATTTAGGAGAATTAACTTATGGCCACAAAAGCCTTCGATTTATCAAAATTTAGAAAGACCTTGACCAAAAGCATTGATGGTCTTGGCGTAGGATTTAATGATCCTACAGATTGGGTTAGTACAGGTAATTACACACTTAACTACCTAATCAGTGGAGATTTCCACAAAGGTGTTCCGCTAGGTAAAGTCACTGTATTTGCCGGCGAGTCTGGCGCAGGTAAATCATTTATCTGTTCAGGCAATTTGATTCGTAATGCACAAGCACAGGGTATTTACGTAATCTTAATCGATAGTGAAAACGCACTAGATGAAAAATGGTTGCATGATTTAGGTGTAGATACAAGCGAAGAAAAATTGCTTAAACTTAACATGGCCATGATTGATGACGTTGCTAAAACTATCAACGAGTTCATGAAAGAATACAAGGAAATGACTGACCGTCCGAAGGTCCTCTTTGTCATAGACAGCCTTGGTATGCTTTTAACTCCAACTGACGTTAATCAGTTCGAAGCAGGTGATTTGAAAGGTGACATGGGTCGTAAACCTAAGGCATTGACAGCACTTGTTCGTAATTGTGTAAACATGTTTGGTAACTATAATGTTGGATTAGTAGCAACTAACCATACATACGCAAGCCAAGATATGTTTGACCCAGATGACAAAATTTCAGGTGGACAAGGATTCGTTTATGCGTCATCTATTGTAGTTGCTATGAAGAAACTCAAGCTAAAAGAAGACGAAGATGGTAATAAGGTTTCAGAAGTCAACGGTATTCGTGCCGCTTGTAAAATTATGAAAACTCGTTACGCAAAACCTTTCGAAACTGTACAGATTAAAATTCCATACGAAACAGGTATGAATCCGTATTCAGGTATGGTTGATATGTTGGAAAAACAAGGTATACTTGTTCAGCAAGGCAATCGTTTAAAATACGTAGATCCAACTACAGGTGAAGAATTCTTATTCTACCGCAAAGAATGGAAAGATGATAAATTAGATATGATAATGGCAAATTATCATATTAAACCTACAACTACCGTTCTTGAGGAGAAAGAAGAAAATGTTGAATGAAACACAAATTGGTGACATCTGGTTGCTGTTTAGCGAATATGTTGATAAGAAAAATATAGAGCTAATAGCAGAACGTTATGTAGATCTACTAGCAGATTTTGGAACTAGTGATCGCGTATTAGGCAACGCTACAGGTGTTGACGAAGTGTTAGACGCCGCCATCGAATATTACTTAGATGAAGATGGCGATGAGGACGATAATTACAAGGAATTGGAATAGTATAAATGTGGTATAACAAGATTAGTAAAGACATTTCTTACATACCAGATGCTGTCGCTTATTTTGAAAGTGAATTGCAAGATGCAAGACAGGATGTAAAAATAAGTGGCAATATCGAACGTGCAAGTGCGGCTATGCCTGGCTTAGTCGAGCAAAGATTTGCACAGTTGCAAGAAATTGAAGCTATTCTTGAATATCTTAACATTGAACTACGAAGATTAAAAAGCGGATTTTTCCGTAAATATCTTGAAAATTATCAACGTGCTCTTAGCAGTCGTGATTGTGAAAAATTTGTTGAAGGTGAGGCAGATGTTATTGATATGGAAAAAATTATCAATGAATTTGCCTTACTACGCAACAAATGGCTTGGCATTACAAAGGCATTAGATATCAAACAATGGCAATTAAGTAACGTGATCAAACTACGTACTGCTGGTATGGAAGACGCTACCTTATGAGTGACAAATTAAAAATTGTAGTAGTATCAGGCGGCTTTGACCCTATTCATTCTGGTCATTTAGACCTACTTTATAAAGCTCGCGACCTTGGAGATAGACTTATTGTTGGAGTCAATAGCGATGAGTGGCTCGAACGTAAAAAAGGTCGTGCATTTTTAGATCTACGCACTCGTGTGGATATTATCCAAAGTTTGCGTATGGTGTATGGAGTAGAAACATGGAATGATAGCGACGGGACTGCTATAAAGTTACTTGAAAAGGTTAAAGCAGAAAATCCCGATGCTACTATTATTTTTGCTAACGGCGGAGATAGAACTGCCGTTAATATTCCTGAATTAGTTGTACCGGATGTGATATTTAAATTTGGCATTGGCGGAGAAAATAAAAAAAATTCGTCTAGCTGGATCTTGGATGAGTGGAAAGCACCCAAAACTGAAAGACCATGGGGATATTATCGTGTATTGCATGACGTTCCTGGAATGAAGGTTAAAGAATTAACTATTAATCCCGGAAAAAAATTGTCAATGCAACGACATAAACTACGTGCAGAATATTGGATTGTCAGCGAAGGAACTGCAATAGTTAACAGCAAGATGCCCGGAGGTTATTCATTGCCTTCCTTGAAATTAATGAAACATGCCGACTATACAGTGCCCAAGACAGAGTGGCATCAACTAGACAATCCTTTCAACGAACCCGTAAAAATTGTAGAAATTCAATACGGCGAATCATGTGACGAATCTGACATAGAACGTCAGGACTAATTTGCTCAAAAGGCCTCTCTAGGCCTTTAAATAATTATATACACAAAAGAGTTGACATTCTTAGACCAAGAGTGTACACTTACTATTATGACAACAATAGATAATTTACTAATTAAACTAAATCAACATGGTTTTGATAATTTTGACTCACATATTCCTAAAAAGGATATAAAAATATTAAAGAGTCTTTCAACCAGTGTATGTTTACCAAGTTTTATCACAGAAAATCAAAGTAGACTATTAGTTAAAATTTTAGGAGAAAATTCTCTTCATTTTTTACCGATAGAACCAGAAATAAAAAATATCCTTTTAGAAAATAGTTGGTCGAAATCTTTTAGAAAATTAGATCAGATAAGAAAATTATACCTCACATACGACGAACAGCAAAATCCAAGAATTACGGTGGAATTTACGCATTCTCCTAGTATACGCAAAACCTTATCATCGATTAATAAAAATATTCTCGGTGATTTAATGTCAGTGAATGGCAAACTTTATCATGTTACACTGACCGAACAAAATTTAATTTCAGTATTAGATGCACTAAAATACCATAAATTTGAAATTGACGAAAAACTGAAAAATTACCAAAAAATCATAAAAAATTGGGAAATTTCTGAGGTCAAAAAAGACTTCACATTTGAAGAAAATTTGTCAGACAAGATCAAACAGGCCTTGGTCAGTGAGTGTGGTCCGGTCGAAGACATCCCGGAAGCCATCGTTCAAGACCGTAGTTTCAAGTATCAGTATTTTACCAAAAAAACCTCAAAAAATCCAGAAAATTTGGTCGAAAAACTGATTTTTAGAAATCAACAAAAAGTGTGGATCAACAGCAATAACACTTCTCTCGCTGAAGTTTTTCAAGCATTGATGTCTATCGACCGTTTACCTGCATTGGTTGTGTTCGATACATGGAACAACGAAGAGTGCCTTAAAAAATTGGAATATTTTCATGAAAATTTGCAATCTTCCGGTATTTTTGATAATGTTGGAATTTATTTCAGATTAGAAAATAATGAACTTGGCAAGAAATTTAATTCACTAGTTTCAGAAAAAAAATACAATTCTAAGTTGACCGCCGACACAAAGTTTGCCGTAATACAGGCCACAAAATTACCTAAATTTTTCCTAAAAGATTGCGATTGGTCACCGAAAAGTGTTATTGTAGTAGGTAGTTCACTGAGACACAGTAAGGCATCTGTTTACGCTAATAGATGTGATTTAATAATTTCATATACTGAAAAAGAAGCATTAATGGAGAGGATTTCAAACTCGTGGCAGAAGTAAGATTAGTCATCAAAGATGAAGTTAATATCAAGCTAGAAGGGCTTGAGCTAGAAGCACGACGTAAGCTAGCAAATACTTTCAAATATTTTGCTCCTTATGCACGATATCATCCAGCATATAAATTAGGGCGTTGGGACGGCACTGTTAGTCTGTTTGGCCTAGGCGGTAACGGCTACATAAATCAACTAGAAAAAATACTAGAAATTCTCGGTGGAATGGGTATAGAGATTGGTAGTATCGATGATCAACGTCTCACTCATAATCTAGCATTTACTGAAGTAACCGAGACATACTGGGCAGATCAAGGCAAGGTATGGCCAAAAGGTCATCAACAAGAAGGCCAACCTATCATGTTGCGTGACTACCAAGTAGAAGCTATCAATACATTCATTAAAAATCCACAATCTTTACAAGAAATTGCCACAGGTGCTGGTAAGACAATTACCACCGCAACATTGAGTCACTTGTCGGAAAAGATTGGAAGAAGTATTATCATTGTTCCAAACAAATCATTAGTAGAACAAACAGAAGAAGATTTTATCAACGTGGGCTTAGATGTTGGAGTCTATTATGGAGACCGTAAAGACCTCAATAAAACCCACACAATCTGTACTTGGCAAAGTCTTAATATTTTAGATAAAAAATCAAAAAATCAAGAACATGATATTGTAACACTGGCAGAATTCCTTGATGGTGTTAAAACAGTTATCGTTGACGAAGTACATATGGCCAAAGCTGATGTATTAAAAAATCTGTTAACTCAGAACATCTGTAATGCACCTATACGCTGGGGATTAACAGGAACTGTGCCTAAAGAAGACCACGAGGCTCAGGCAATTTTTGCTAGTATTGGCCCAGTAGTTGGCAGGTTATCTGCTAAAGAATTACAGGATAAAGGCGTACTTAGTAACTGTCATGTTAATGTTGTGCAAATGATAGATTTGCCAGAATTTAGCAGTTATTCAGAAGAATTGAAGTATCTTGTCACCGACGAAGACAGGATGATTTATATCAGTAAACTAATAAAAACAATCTCACAATCAGGCAACACACTAGTCCTAGTTAATAGAATTGACTCAGGCAAATTTTTAATCAATGAAATACCAGATGCGGTATTCATATCAGGCGATGTTAAAACAACAAAAAGAAAAGAAGAATATGACGAAATTAAAACAAGTGACAACAAAGTTATTGTGGCGACTTTTGGTGTGGCCGCTGTGGGTATTAATATTCCAAGGATTTTTAATTTGGTTCTTCTTGAGCCCGGAAAGAGCTTTGTCCGCGTTATACAAAGTATTGGGCGAGGCATTAGAAAAGCAGAAGACAAAGACTTCGTCCAAATTTGGGACATCACGTCCACATGCAAATATGCCAAGCGTCATCTTACAGAACGCAAGAAATTTTACAAGGATGCCAAATATCCGTTTACGATCGAAAAAACGGATTGGCAAAAATAAGGAAACATGCAGATATTAACATTAGAAAACAAGACATTTTTATTAGACAATCTTCCAGAAGAAGTCGACGAGGATTGCAGATTTGCAGTGCTTGACAATAGCGATCCTAAAGATCCAGATTTTTTCTTTATGCCATTAATTTTCTTGGAAAGTTTTAATGCACCGGCAATGGTATTAAAAATCGGCGAACATCAAGTAACAATGCCTATCGATTGGCATATAGCAGTAGGAGATAGTCAAAGCGGCTGTGATATTGAAATATTACCATTGACCAGTTTAAATGACAGAGGATTCGATGCGTTATGTTTTAATCCGTTGAGTAGTTTTAGAGTAGAATTTAAACCAATCGAAATTATAAATTTTTATAACGATGTTAAATGGTACTTTCCTAAAATGAAAAATAATCAGTTATTGGCTACACCTTTGCACACTGGCGAAAAACCAATGTGCGCATACTTTGTCAAAGAGATCAGTAGACAAAGTGAAATTATAGATCTTAGTAAAATTTTGTAATATGGGACAACTTAAACCTGGTGCAACTTATATCTACGAGCGAGATGGTAAAACTGTCTACGCTAGAGAATTTGGAGCAGATCCTAGCACTCGTCAAGTAATTGGCTGGGACTATGATAATAAAAATCCAAATTACGACCCTCGAGAAAATGGTCGCAAAGAATTGGCTGAACACAACCTTTGGATTAAAATCAGGTTAGCCGGAAAGGACAATCCGGCCTTGCGAAAAGCAATAGAAAATGTTATACTAATATATAAATTGAGTGAGGAAAAACTAGAATGAATTTTGCATATTTTAACCCTATTGTTATGGGTCTAGATGATTTGCCCGAAGATACTTTTGCAAAGATTAAAGATCTTGCACAACAATTACATCAGCGTGATGATTTAAATGACGCTGACAATAATTTGTTGAGTATTCGCGGAGGACAACAAATCCAAGTATTGCCAAACGATGCAAATATCGATGTAACATGGCTTGTAGAATTTTTAGAAGGTATTGCACAGCAGTATGTTGACCAAATTAAAAAACAAAGTATGTTACCTGATATGGATTATGTAACTCCTAAGGTAACTAGCATTTGGACTATCAAACAAGGTCCTAATCAGTACCAAGCGATGCATGCTCACCCAGGCGGACACATTTCAGGTAACATGTATATAGAAGTTCCTACACTAGACGAAGACAGTACAAATTTAGATAGCAACATTCTAGTTAAATTTCCTACAGATCGAGATGTAACTAAATTTGTATTGCAAGACGGCTGGTGTTATAGACCCGAAGCAGGCAAGATTATTGTCTTTCCTAGCTATTTGAGTCACTTAGTTTATCCTTGGCGTGGCACTGGAAATAGAATAGTTATGGCATGGGATGCTGTAATGATTCCTAAGGAAGAAAATGTCGGAAAAAGTTGAACTTAAAGAAAAGATCTTAGCTGTCGACCAAAATGTTCGAGAGCTGTGGGATGCCATGGATGAAGATCAACGTAAGGCCTTAAAGAAAGAATACTTTATTCTTAACAGATATATCAGTAGTGCAAAGGCTAGTAAACGTGAAGTCCAAGAACATTTTGTAATCACAGTTAATGAATACTTTAACAAAAACTGGAATGATTTACAAAAACATCCTAAGCTAATGTGGTTGTTGCTGTGTATGTGTAGCTATGATGGCAAAACGCCATTTTATCACGAATGGATTGGTTTTAAAAAGAAACCAGGTAACAGCAACAGTAAAAAAGTCAACTTTATAATGGACTTATATCCAACTAAAAAACAAGATGAGTGCGAATTACTAGCTGGATTAATGACTGATAAAGAAATACTAGAGCTAGGCGTTAAGCATGGCATGGAAGATTCTGAAATTAAGAAAATACTAAAATGATAACAGATATTGCAACATATACATGTCAATATTGCAATAATAAATTCCAGAAAGAAAAAACTCTGGCTATACATCTGTGCGAGCAAAAACGCAGAGCACTGGCTAAAACTGAAAAACATGTAGTATTAGGGTACGACACCTACAATAGATTTTATCGCAAAACTCAAAATAGTAAACACGATAAAACTTATGAAGAATTTGCAAAATCTCCCTATTATAACGCTTTTATTAAGTTTGGTAGTTTTGTCAGTAATGTTAATCCGTTGTACCCAGACAGATTTATCGATTATGTTGTAACTAGTGGAGTCAAATTAGACCATTGGTGCAGAGAAGAATTGTATGACAAATACGTACTAGACTTAATCAAAGTAGAAACTGTAGAAACTGCACTACAACGTACTATTAGTAATATGATGGCATGGGCTGACGAACATAAAGCACAATGGAATCATTATTTTAGATATGTAAGTTTGAGCAGAGCAACATTTGATATTAAAGACGGTAAGATAAGTCCGTGGTTAATATTAAATAGTTCGTCCGGAAAAGAAATGTTAGCTAAATTTAGCGATGAACAATTAGAAGCTATTGGATTAGTTATAGATCCAGCATTTTGGATGAAGAAATTTAAAACATTACCTGCTGATGTTGAACTAGTTAGACAGGTAATTAAGGAATCAAATATATGAGAACGAGAGTATTACAAGACGGTCGCGTAGTTGATGAACTGCCTGAAGCTCGGAATTTTTCAATCAAAACAAGATGTCCTGATAAATGGATTTTAATTGATATGGAAACTGGAGAACAGTATAAGCCATATACAACTGAAGGTTCACTAGATTGGGAACGTGTTAAAGCAGTTGAATGGAAGAGATTGGATTATTAAATGCCAGATATTGATATAGATTTTGCAGATAGAACCCAGGCTTTAAATATATTAAAGCATGTTGATGCACGAATTGACGATTCTAAAAAACACAATACTGGTGTCTACTGTACATCTATTCCGCATGATCCTATTACAAATATAAGTACTATAGAATATAAAGAAGCAGAAAAAAGAGGTTATTTTAAAATTGACCTTTTAAATGTTGGTATCTATAAAGATGTTAAAGATGAAGCACATCTAAAGCAATTAATGGAGACTGAACCACTATGGGATTTACTCTTAGCAGACGACTTCGTGAACAATTTATTCCATGTGAATGGGCATGGACATATTCTAAGACAAATGAAACCCGAATCTATAGAGCAGTTGGCCGCAGTATTGGCGATGATTCGACCTGCCAAACGTTATCTGATTGGGAAAGACTGGAATACGGTGATGACGGAGATTTGGACGAAACCCGAGAATGACGAGTACTATTTTAAGAAAGCACATGCAGTAGCGTATGCAATGGCTATAGTAGTGCAGATGAATTTAATATGTGAAGGAATTAGTTACGGGTTCAGTTAACGTACTTTACGAACTAACTGTACATTTTTACGTTTTACACGTTTTAGTGTAAGATTCATTAAATTTACAACTGGGCCCAGTACAATACGGGTATCTTTACTATTAAATGTTTTTACAGCATAGTGAAACGGAGCAATTTGTTCTCTGCAAAATATGTTAATAGGAAACTGTCTATTTGATTCCCACCACCAAGTTTCGCCTATTTCCAAAAATACCGTCTTTTCTTCGTGTGTTCGTATAGCATTTAGGTCGTAAAAGCTGGTTACGTACTGATCTTGATTAATAATGATACCCACATACTCCTCTTCACCGTAGTTTAAAACGCTGATAAATGGTAAGTTTTGTTCGATGTCGTCTCTTAGTTTTGCCATAAATATAGTAAAGGTTCTGCCAATGCAAAAAATCTCAACATATTTATATCCAAATAGGATCCAACTATTAGCCGATTTGGCAGGCTTCAATGTGGAGTATACAAACGTGTATCAAAGAACAGTGAACATTTATAAGGGCATAAACAATACCCTAGAATTCGAATTTAAAAATGCGGACCAAAAGCGTATTGATATCAGTCCTTATACATTGACTTTCACAGTCATGGATAACTCGGGTAACCAAGTTTTACAAGAAACGGTTACACAAGCTGATACAACACTGAATGGAATTAGCATTTCAAGAACCGGAGGACTAGCTACTGTAACGCTAGATAAGGACTATGGGTTGGCAACTGGCGACTTAGTGTCCTTTACGCTAAGTGGCGGACTATCAAGTTTTAGTGTAAGTAATGCGCCTATAACCGTTGTAGATTATACCACATTTACCTATACAAATGCAGGTGCAAATGTTTCTACAACATCAACAACAAACGCAATAGATTGTGTACCAGCATACTTAAAAGGTATTGGACGTACAACTATTTTAAGTACAGCACTTACTAATCTTGATCCTCAGACTTTTAGATATAGTGTAGCAGATCTAACCAACAATGTATTATTCTACGGTGATACACGTTTTGGAGCAAGCGGTACTTGCCAACTATTTGACAATGCATTACCTGCCGTTAGAAAAAGTAGAGTATTTTCAAAATTCTATGCCGACTTATCATACAGCTCACTTATTAACGAATATTTTCATAGTGATAGTATTCCTGTACGGTACTATGAAGCAGTTCCAACCGATACAGCAACTTTAACTTTTGTATTTGCAAATTTACAAGGAACTGTGTTTATTGAAGGAACTAAAGACTCTAGCATTAGTACAGAATCTTGGCCCAATAATGGAAACCCAACTACTAACCCGGATGGTACTCCAGCGGCTTATAGACGCGGTGTAGTTATTGATCAATTCAATGTAAGCACTACTGACGTATCAGCAACTAAGTCATATACTGGACTTTCTCAATATACTTACATACGAGTTACCTATTTGAGATCCAGTGTTCCTGTAAATGGCGCTTGGATGCCTGGCACAGGTACAGTATCTAAGATTACCGTTACTGCACCATAATCGTTGACTTCCCCAATTTAATACTGTATACTGCATGTATATGAGTATAATCACGGATACATTAAGAACTTGGTTACCTGCCAAAAAGAAGACAACACCCAGCGGGTGGATCAGCTTCAATGCGGTTTGTTGTAACGATGACAGAGGCCGTGGTGGGTTTATTATCAATGCAGGCGATGCCGTAAGCTATCATTGTTTCAATTGCGGATTCAAATGCAGTTGGCAACCAGGTCGTCATATCAGTCAAAAAATGAATAAGTTCATGAGGGATCTACACATCCCTGATGACGTTATTAATCAACTTAGATTAGAAGCTCTTAGATTAGAAACTAATAGTAATACAGAAATCCGCAGTGTTATTCCTAAATTTGACGAACGAGCATTGCCTATGGACAGTGTGCTAATCACAGACGAGCTTGCTAAAGATCCTGTAGATCCTAAACTACTGGCAGTTTTAGAATACATGGTGAATAGAAAAATTTTTCCAGAAGATTTTCCTTTCTATTGGACTCCTAAGATAGGATTCAGCAACAGATTAATTATACCATTTTTATTTGATAATAAGATTGTAGGTTATACTGCTAGGACTATTAACTCTGATGCTAACCCAAAATATCTAAGTGAGCAACAGCCTGGGTATGTGTTTAATTTAGATAATCAACACGATAGCAAAGAATTCGTAATTGTTTGTGAAGGACCCTTTGATGCACTAAGTATTAACGGATGTGCTTTGTTGGGCGCAGAAATTAAAGATAGTCAAAACTGGTTGCTTAAACAATTAGGCAAAGAGCTTGTTCTAGTTCCAGACAGAGATAAAGCCGGCAAGGCAACACTAGCACAGGCAATAGAATACGGTTGGAGTGTCAGCATGCCTGACTGGCCCGACGGTGTTAAAGATGTAAATGATGCAGTAATTAAGTTAGGTAAGCTAGCTACTTTATGGTTGATAGCATCAGCAAAAGAATCTAACGAATTAAAAATAAAATTAAGAGCAAAGACTTGGTTTAAGGAGACAACATGAAATGGTTGATTAATTTTCTTTTACGTCCATGGCGAATGTGGCAAGAAAATCGACAGTTTAAAAAACGCCTAAAAGAATTAAGAGAACGTGATCCGTTCATTTACAAATGATAGTTTGGGGCATATCGGCAAATAGTCACGATGCGGCAATAGCTGTATTTGTGGATGGCAAACTGGTTTTTGCCAGTCATAGCGAGCGTTATAGTGGCATAAAAAATGACAGAGACCTTTGCAAAGGTCTAGTTATGGCCGCAAAGCATTGGGGAAATCCTACTAAGGTATATTGGTACGAAAATCCATTTAAAAAATCATTAAGACAATTATTTGCTGGGCAAGGGTGGAAGGGACGAGATAACAATATAGAAATTTATTTGGCTCGTTACGAAATTGATGCTCCTGTAGAATATGTTGATCATCATTTAAGTCATGCTGCCGGTGGATATTTTACCAGTGGTCTAGAAGAAGCGTGTGTAGTGGTTATAGATGCAATCGGAGAGTGGGATACCGCTACAATATGGGAAGCTAAAGGCAATCAACTTAAAAAGAAGTGGAGACTTCGTTATCCACACAGCATTGGATTGTTTTATAGTGCAATGACTCAACGTGTAGGTTTAAAGCCAAATGAAGACGAATATATTCTAATGGGCATGGCCGCTTATGGTGATCCTAAAAAATTAAGTTTTGACATGAGTCACGATTTTATTGACAATTATGGAAATTTGAAATTTATTCGTAATTGTCATAGAGGAGTTCAAGATTGGCGTCCAGACTTAACAGTTAAAGATAGTTTTGAGATTGCGGCAACTACTCAAGACATATATGAAGAATATTTTCAACATCTACTACTAAAAGCTAAACGTCTAGTCAACAGTAAAAATCTAGTGTTAATGGGCGGATGTGCCTTAAATTGTAGTGCCAACAGACTAACAGGCAACTATTTTGACAACACATGGATCATGCCTAACCCAGGAGATGCAGGCAGTGCTGTTGGCGCAGTGCTAGCTAAACATCCAGAATGGAGGATCGATCCATCAAATTTTAATCCATTCTTAGGTCATGATATAGGATATCGTGCATCTAATAAAGAAATAATCGATTATTTGGAAGATAAAAAAATATGTGGATTAGCTAGAGGTCCAGCCGAATTTGGCCCACGTGCATTAGGCAATAGAAGTTTAATAGCGGATCCTCGCGGAGAAGATATAAAGGACAAAGTAAATGCAATCAAACAAAGACAAGAATTTAGACCTTTTGCTCCGGCAATACTCGAGGAGCTTGTTGACGAGTACTTTGTTATGCCTCGTGGTTGGCATAATAGTAGGTATATGCAAGTCATCGCTACTTGTAGGTCTCCTGAGCTTTATCCTGCTATCATTCATCGTGATGGAAGTTCACGTGTACAAACTGTGCCAAAAGACGGAAGCCCTTTCAGAGAACTCCTAGAACTTTGGTACGCAAAAACTGGATGCCCAATGTTACTGAATACTAGTTTAAACATTAAAGGGCAACCGATGGTTAATGATCACGCGGATGCAAAAAACTTTGAACGCCATTATGGTGTTAAAGTGTTTAATTAAAGTGTATAATACAGTATGAGTGAATATAACAAAGACAAAGATAAAGCAAGACAAAACGTTGATTATGGATACGATATTCAGCGTGTATATTTAGAATTGATGCTAGCAGATGCTGGTACGTTTGTGCGTTGCCAATCTATTTTTGACCCAACCCTATTTGATAGAAAATTACAAGATGCGGCATCTTTCTTGAATAATTTTGTTACAGAAAATAACGCACTACCTACAGCAGATATTCTAAATGCGGCAACAGGTAGCAATTTAAAAGCGGCAACTGAAGTTAGAGAAGAACACTTTGAGTGGCTAATGAATGACTTTGAAACATTTACTAGACACAAGGGATTAGAAAGAGCAATCTTAGAAAGTGCTGACTTACTGGAAAAAGGTGAATACGGTCCTGTAGAAGAAAAGATTAAAAAAGCAGTACAAGTTGGTTTGCAACGAGATATGGGTACAGATTATTTTGCAGATCCACGTGGACGACTAATGAGGATTAAAGATAAAAATGGACAAATATCGACAGGCTGGAAGAGTATCGATGACAAACTTTATGGTGGGTTTAATCGCGGTGAGCTCAATATTTGGGCTGGTGGAAGCGGCGCTGGTAAATCCTTATTTTTGGCCAACCTCGGTGTCAACTATGCTACAGCTGGGCTCAATGTTCTTTACCTTACGCTAGAACTTAGTGAAGAACTTGTGAGTATGCGTGTAGATAGTATGATCACAGGAATACCAAGCAGAGAGATTTTTAAAAGCATCGACGATGTTGAAATGAAAGTTAAAATGATTGGCAAAAAATCTGGACAGTTCCAAGTCAAGTATATGCCAAGTGGTAAAACAGCCAATGACATTCGTGCTTACATGAAAGAATATGAAATTAAGATGGGACGTAAAATCGATGTCTTACTCTTAGACTACATGGATTTAGTGATGCCACTAAGCAAGCGTATTAGTGCAGAAAATTTATTCGTTAAAGACAAATATGTTTCTGAAGAATTGCGTAACTTAGCAGTTGAAAAACAATGTGTGTTTGTAACTGCGGCACAGTTGAACCGCGGAGCAGTTGAAGAAGTTGAGTTTGATCATAGTCATATTTCAGGCGGACTTAGTAAGATTCAAACAGCTGATAACGTATTTGGTATCTTTACAAGTCGTGCTATGCGTGAACGTGGACGCTATCAAATTCAGTTAATGAAGACACGTTCTAGTAGCGGTGTTGGTCAAAAGATTGACCTAGAATTTAACGTTGATACTTTGCGTATTAGTGATTTGAGTGAAGAGGATTATAACAGCCCAGGACAAAGTGCAGGAAGCACACTACTTAACAGTATTAAACAAAGAACTATGGTTACTGCGGCTGGCGAGATTTTAACAGATCCAACAGCAGGAGCTCCGGCACCTAAAGTAACAGCTCATGTAGAAAGCAGTAAACTTCGCGAATTGCTGAATAAAATACCCGGAGATTCCGACGAGTTTTAAATAAATACATAATGTAAATTTTACCCGTATTTTTTGCATAAATACGTAAAGAGAGATAAAATATGACCCAATCAGCAAACGACATACTACGCAAGTACTTAGACATCCTAGGTGAAGAAACTACCAGTGCGGCACCTACAGATTCACAAATGACCAACCCAGGAACTACTGGACAGCAGTCAATGTCTAACCCAGGAATTACACTAGAACCTCATCAGATTCTTCCTCCAAAAGAAGGCGCTGGTAGTATTTTAGCTGTAAGCCAAACACTGAAAGCGTTCCAAGAACATGCGGGTGGTTTAAAAGCTACTGGGTTACCTGATCCAGAAACACTACAGAAATTAAAAGAACTTGCTGATAAGCCAGAAGCTCAAGCAGTTAAAAAAGCAGTTACAGAATATCAACAAACTAAGCAATTACCTGTAAAAACTGGAGAATTTGATCCACGTACATTTGCAGAAATGTTAAGCGACAGCGGCAAGTTAGATGCTAAAGAAGAGCAAAAATTACAATCTGGTTGGCAACAAGCTCAAGCTAAAGCTGGCGATACTGTAAACGAATCAGTCGGTGGTGTTGATGCTAGAACAGCTTTAGAACACAAAGCGGCATTACACGAAGGTTACGCACAAGGCCTAAAAGGTGCTGAATGTGCATGTATGCACGAAGTAGGTACTCCACATCATTCACATCATTCACATGGTTACATGTTGGGTAAGAAAGAATACGACGAGTGTTGGAATCCAAATGCTGGCGTAGCTATGTAAATTAGCAATAGATAAAAACCCGCTAAGGCGGGTTTTTTTATGAGTAAAAAACTTGTAAAGAAACGTTATCGATTACAGCTTCATCGTTTCCAGGAAATGTTGGATGAGGCCCTACTTGTATTAAAACCCCAAAGTTTGGGTCTGCTATATTAGTGCCTGGAGGAATTCCCCACAATTCTGTACTAGATCCATATACCACTGTGTTAGGTGCGTTAGGGTCCTGTGTAGCAAGATTACTAGTAAAAGGAACACCGTTTAAATGCATTTGCACTAGATAATCAGTGATTCTAGCTTGTCTGCGTACAGTGACACTAACTTGTATACCCAACAAGGTTGTATACGCTGGAATATTAAATCCTTTAAGAACAAGCGTATCTGCAAAAATTACAGTTTGTGCAGTGTCATGCAAAGCAATTCTTCGCATGTTCTTCTTAGTTAGTACTGGAAAACTTAAATTATTTTGCTCGCTCAACCAATCTGTCCAGTCGCTATTTGTATGGTTAGGATCTGTGGTGTAAGTTATGCTAGTAGGTGATAGCCAATTCGTATTCATACAGTATTTATAGGCAAAGGTTTATTGACAGTATTTTTGGTAAATACTTAGCACAAGGGCGACTTCATGAGTAAAACCGTACATTCTGTTAAATTAATACCCTACGATTCTGTTAATTTGAATTCATTGGCCTATGCGCCGGGCGAATTAGTATATGATTATACTGCACTAACTGTGCGTTTAATGGACGGAGTCAATTTAGGTGGGCATTCTTTATTAAGAGCAGACTTTTCAAATGCATCAACCACTGCTACTTTAACAGTTAAATCAATTATTGCTACAACTGGATTATCAGGTAATTTGACAGGCAATGTTACTGGAAACGTTACTGGTAATTTGACAGGAAACGTTACAGGTAATTTGACAGGAAACGTTACAGGTAATGTTACTGGCAGTTCTGGATCTACTACAGGCAATGCGGCCACTGCTACGAAACTAGCTAACTCTGTGACAATTAACGGTGTAGCATTTGATGGTAGCACTAACATCACAACACACGTTGCAGGTACAGGTATTAGTATATCTGGTACAACAATTACAAACAATGGATTACTTACATTAACAGGAACAGCCGGGAGCGGATCAGTTAACACAGGCAATGGTACTTTAACATTTTCCAGTGGTAACGGAGTTAGTGTAACAGCAAGTGGTTCTAGCCTAACAGTAAACACTTCACAAGATTTACGCACAACAGCAACACCAACATTTACAAATTTAAAAATAGGTACAACACCTATACGTTCACTAGCCTTAGCCCTAGCGGCGGCAATGAGTTAAGGAAATAAAATGCCAGTACAGATTAAACTAAGAAGAGATACCGCAGCAAATTGGGCATCAGCCAATCCTATATTAGCCTTAGGCGAACCAGGTCTTGAGATTGATACTGATAAAATTAAGTTCGGCGACGGCGGAACATATTGGAATTCTTTAGCATATTTTGCCACTATTGCACAAGCTGGGTCAATTACAGGAACGACCTTAGCCAGTAATGTAGTCAACTCTAGTCTTACATCGGTAGGTACCTTATCTAATCTTACAGTTACTAATCCTATTAACGGTAGTGTTACTGGTAGCGCGGCTTCTGCAACAACCGCAGTAACAGCAAACAATTTAGCAGGCGGCCTAGCTGGCAGTATTCCCTATCAAGCAGGCAACGGCCTAACTAGTTTTATTAGTCAACCAGGATCAGGTGGAGCAAGTTACTTGCAATGGACTGGAACAACATTTAACTTTGTCACCGGCGCAAGTATTTCTGCAAACGCCAATTTATTGCAAGGAACAACACTAGCTACTAATGTAGTAACTAGCAGTTTGACCAGTGTTGGTACACTAACAGGACTAACTAGCTCAGGAGTTGTAAACATTACAAGTTCTACAGTTAGTAGTGATACTACACACGGAGCATTAGTTGTAACAGGCGGAGTTGGTATTGGTGGCGGATTAAATGTCAGTGCAGGAACAAACATAGGTGGACAAGTAAGCATTACAAGTAATAGCGCAAGTTCAAGTTCAAGTAACGGCGGAGCATTAACTGTTACAGGCGGTGCTGGAATCGGCGGAACATTATATGTTGGCGGTAACTTAGTAGTAGCAGGTAATATCACAGATACAGCAGGTAACGTTATTGTACAATCAGGTAATTTAACTGTAGCTGGAAAAGAAACCATAGGCGGTGTGAATACTAGAACGCTGTCTATCGCTATGGCAGCGGCATTAAGCTAAGATAAATAAAGAATCACGGAGAATTAAATGGCAAAGAGTCAAATAAGAGCATACGTTTTTACACCAGGTACTGCTGGCAACGGTACAATTATTGTTGGTGGTAAAGTCGATCTACAACAATTATTGGTTATAACAAACACCACAACAAACAGCATAATTTATAACTTTGCTGATCCAACATACAGCGGAACTACAGTTTCATTTACTAGAGGTTCTAACCAAGTAACTAACTTTACTTCAGTTTTAGATAACGCTGACGGATATACAACAATTACACTAGCCGTTGACACTAGCTCGATGTCTTCGTCACATGTTTTACAAATTCTTAGTGAAAGTCCAGAACAAACAGTTCGCCCATGGCCAATGGGTACAGATGCGTTTGAACGTACTCGTGTTGCTAACCCGCAGTCATTATTAGACGCTGACTTTGAATATGGTATGCAACCAACTAAATGGTTGACTATTAGTCAGCAACGTGGGGTTCCTGCAATTTATGAAGTCCCAGGAACCGATATAGCAGTAACCGCCGCGACCACAGATGCTAGCTATCGTGCTGGTGGATTATCAACATCTGAATCAATTATTACAATTACCACAGCCATTGCTCATGGATACACACAAGGGCAAGCACTTACTATCCGTGGAATGAACTCAGCTATTACAGGTTTTGACCGTGCTGAAGGTTCATTTATTGTATATCAAATATTAAGTACAACTCAGTTTACCTACATTGCCAAAGGTAAAGTAGGTTATGTTAACGGTGATAACATTTATACACCATTTATACAATTACGCCAAGGCGGATTTTATACAGGCTCACAAGTTAACGCTATTGTTAACACTATTGCAACAGGTACTGCTAGTAGCACTAATTATGTAACAGTAAGTACAACAACAGGTTTGAATCAAAACAGTGCTATTACTTTCAACACAGTAACAACTAACGCAGTTGCTACAAACGGAACTAATAACCAAATTACAGTAGGGTCATCGATCGGTATGGCTGTTGGCATGCCATTGGTATTCTCTGGAAACAGTTTTGGTGGTCTAGCATCAGGTGCAACTTATTATGTTGCCAGTATTGTTGATACAAGAACTATTACTGTAGTGACAACCAGCGGCGGCGCGGCTAGCCCAACTTTAACTACGGCCATTGGTGGTAACATGTATATCAGCGGTGGTGCAAGTTTTGGTGGATTAGTTGCTGGAACCCAATATTACGTTACTAACGTTATAGATTCTACACACATTACAGTTAGTACCAACATTGTATATAACACAACCATCGTCAGCACAGACTTGTTAACCAACAGTGTTCGTTTTGGCACAACAGTTAACATGACAGTTGGAGAGCAAATAACTATTAGTGGTACAACTATTGGTTTGTTGGGTGCTGGTACATATTATGTTAGCCAAATTTTAGACACCAACAACGTAGTATTATCAAGCACATTAGGCGGCGCAATATTAGCACAAACTAGTGCAACTGGTTCAATGACAGCGGTAGTTGGTGTTAATACTACATTAACAACTGCTTCAGGATTCTTAAGCGGTGTTGCTGTATGTTATCCTTCTTTTAGCTACACAACTCCAAGTACAACTGCATCATTTACAGGCAGTTTAACAGGTAGTACACTAACCGTTACTGCTATTGCTAGCGGAACATTAGGAACAGGACAAGCTCTTTCAGGCCCAAGTACTATTCCAAGTACTACATCTATTACAGCACAATTAACACCTACAGGTGCAACAGCATTGGCTACACCCTCATTAACAGCTGGCGGTACAACTGGTACATATACTTTAACTGTCAGCACTAATACTGGTATTGTTGTTGGACAAATTGTAACTGGTACTGGTGTTCCAGTAACTACATTTGTTACCAACATTAATGGTAACGTGATTACATTAAGCAACACATTTACCACAACTGGTAGCGGTACATATAGTTTCTACACAGCATATGGTATTGGTACTTACTCAGTAAGTACAAGCGTTGGTAGTCCAATTTCTAGTACTCCTACATTTATTTCTGTGTCAGGACAAGCTACAGTAACAGTTAGTACAATTACTAACCATGGATTTGTTCCTGGACAAACTGTTAACATCAGTGTATTGAGTGAAAGCGGTACTAACAATAACACATTAGTTAACGGTCCATTCTTTGTTGAAAGCGTAACTAGTGCAAGCACATTTACATTTACAGCTCGTGCGGCCGGTGTTATTTCAGGCACAATTACTGCTAACATTTATGCTCGTCCAGATAGTTTCTATCAACACAGACCATTCGACGGCGGTGTTCAATTAGGCACAGGCGGTCCTGCGTATGCGGCACAAGCTATACGTATGAGCAAGAAATATATTCGTTATCAATCAGGTAAAGGCATTAACTTTAACACTGGTTTGTTAATGGCTCCAAACTATTTTGTACGTAGTGTAACAGCTAACGGTACAGCAATTGGATCAACAATTACCATTGTAACAGATGACGTGGATCATGGATGCCAAGTTGGTGCTGTAGTTACGTTAACCGGTGTTATTACCAGCGGATACAACGGAACTTACACAGTATCAGGTATTGTAGATGAACGTACATTACAAGTAGTTGCTACTCAAGTTCTAGGCACTACTAGCGGCACAACTGGTGCAAGTATTAGCGATCCTGCATTACTAAGTCTAGTTAACTGGTACGGTGCTAGTGTACGTTCAGGAACATATGATGAACAGAATGGTGTATTTTTCCAGTATGATGGTACAACTGTTAGTTGCGTAAAACGTTCAAGCACATTCCAACTAGCAGGTACAATCAGTGTAACAGTTGGCTCTGGACAAATTATAGGTCTTAACACACGTTTTAGTACTCAACTAACAGTAGGTGATCGCGTTGTTATACGCGGTATGAGTCACGTGATTACTGCTATTACATCAGATACGCTAATGTATGTTAACCCACAATTCCGTGGCTATGCTAACCTAAGCGGTATTAAATTTACCAAGACTATTGACTATGTAATTCCGCAAAGCAAGTGGAACGGAGACCGCATGGACGGTTCTAACGGCCCATTCAATCCTAGTGGATATCAAATCAACGTTAGTAAAATGCAAATGGTTGCAGTACAATGGACATGGTACGGTGCAGGATTTATTGATTGGATGATGCGTGGGCCGGAGGGTAAGTATGTATTCGTTCACCGTTTACGTAACAACAACTTAAACAACGAAGCATGGATGCGTACTGGTAACGGTCCAGTTCGTTATGAAGTACAAAACGAAGGTGCTCGTAGCTATATCGTTGGAACTGTAGCTATGAGTAACGTAGATACCGTAATGCCGTTAGCTGATGCTACATACCTCCCAATACCAACAAGCGGTGTGTGTACTGTATATGTAGACAACGAATTAATGAATTACACAGGTAAGATCAACACCTATGCAACTGCTACCAGTGCATCAGGTAATACAGTAACAGTAGGATCTACTACTGGTATGGCAGTGGGTCAACCAATTGTGTTTGTAACCAGCAGTACTGCCGCTCAAACTATGGGCAACATCAGTGCTAACACCACTTACTATATTGTTGGAACTATCACTGCTAATACAATTCAAGTTAGTGCTACTTATAATGGTTCAGTAGTTACACAAGTTAACGCTAGTGGATTCTACACTGTCAATGCATTAATAGGTATCACAAGATCACAAAGCATTACTCCATGGGCAACTGGTGGCTACAGAACATTTACAGCAGGTGGTGCCGCAAGTCACTCAACAGGAACTGGTGTGTTATTGGTTAACGGTAGCTGTAGCCCAATCGTAAGTCACTGGGGTGCGGCGTTTATTGAAGACGGCGGATTTGACTCAGATCGTTCATACATTTTCAACTATCAATCTACCAACATTACACTAACAACCAAGAAGACCACAGCGTTTGCTATTCGTCTATCACCTAGCGTAAGTAACGCTTTAACAGGTGACTTGGGTGCTCGTGAATTGATTAACCGTGCGAGCTTCTTGCTACAGGGTCTTGAATCATCATCAGGTACTGGTGGTACTAACGCGGCCATTGTGGTTGAAGGTGTTATTAACCCTAGCAACATGCCAGCAATCAGCAACATTCAGTTTGCCAGCATGAACTCTACAGTTAACCCAACTGGACAGCCTAGCTTTAGCCAAGTTGCTCCAGGTGCCAGCATGGTGTTCACTAACAGTGCATTAAACACTACAACAACTACCAGTGCTACCACAGTGGGCACAGCAGTTATTCCTGTAGCCAGCGTGGCCAATATTGCAGTGGGCGATGACGTTTTCTTCCCGAACCAAACTAATGCACTATACGGTTTAACCAAAGTGTCAGCATTTAGTTCCAGCAGTACTGTAATTGGTACAGGTGCTAGTGCTACAGTAGCACAGGGTTCAGCAGTTACATTTACCGGTAGTATTACTGGTAATACCTTAACAGTTACCACAGCACCTAGCGGTAGTGGTATAACAGTGGGTATGACCCTAAGCAGTACTGGAACAGGTACTAACATTACTCCAGGCACTTATATTGTGTCTAACATATCAGGTAGCGGTACAGCTAGTTCTAGTACATGGACAGTTAGCCAAAGCCAAACAGTTACAAGTCGTACTATAAGTGCGCAGATCAACACGTTGACCATACCATTTGGTAACACATCAGGCGGTCCATTCAACGTGGGCTATGCAGTAACTGGTGGTACATTGCCTGGCGGTACAGTGGTTGTGGCACAGCAGACAGTGGCAGGTGACTATTCAGGTACCTACACTATCAACGCTAACATTACCATTAGCTCGGGCTTTACAGTAACGTTTACGCAGTTGGGTTCAAGTATTACACTGAGCCAACCAGCACTACAGCCATTGAGTTCAGGACAGTACGTACAGATCAGTCGTGCTACCTATGCACTACCAGGTGAAACAGTATTCTCGTTCATTAACAGTCCAGCTAACAAGGACAGTTTGGATTTGAGTAACTTGAAAGAATTGACCAACACACCAATCGGTGGACGTGGTACATATCCAAATGGCCCAGACGTACTGTTTGTCAATGCTTATATTACACAAGGTAGTCCAATCAACGCTAACCTAGTTCTACGTTGGGGTGAAGCGCAAGCGTAACAGTTTCGTCGGCAGTAAAACAAAGCCCCTTAATTGGGGCTTTTGTTTGAATAAATATTTGTATGCCTCGTAGCAATTACTTGCCAGATTTACATAATTTTGAGTATATTGCCACTGCCGCTTGGCCCGTAATTTTAACAGACGATCAACAGTTGGATTGGGTAAGTAGCGTGGACTGTATGGAATTGTGGCTAAACACACATATAGGCAGTCATTGGAGCGAATGGGCATGGCACAATGGCACTAGCTTAAACTTTTGGCAAGCCTGCGTGGCCTTTCGCAAACCCACTTATAAAACCCTATTCCTACTCAACTGGCACTAGCTGTAGTGGTTAACATCCAACAACCAATCAACAGCATCTAAGCGTACAACACCATACCTACCCGTCCGCTCGTAGTAGGTACACATCCATAGCCAACTGTTATTGTGATCCAGAACAGGCCACCAAGCCCAGTACTGACGGTATACTTGCCCATTACAGCGTCTAGTATGTATTAAAGGGTTCATGAGTGTATTTACCCGGAGGGCCGTAAGCCAGTTTTTACGCGAAGCGGAAAGCGCAAATTTTCACAGCCGCGAAGCGGTAACGGTAAAACGCAAGTTTCCAGTTAGCCCTTACCACCTATTAATCTCCCACATATATCCGCAATTAAACGTTCACGCTCCTCCACCGTAGCCTCACTAGCATTTATACGTGCTATATCCTCCAAGGCTAGCTCTAAGGTGTCTACCCTATCCCTAGCCTCATATAGCCTGTTACGCAGATTACTAGCGTCTACAAGCGACATCAAGGCACTTAACAAGCGGGCTATAATAGTAGAATACATAGACTATTCTAACATAAATAATACTATGAGAGCAACCGAATTTATCACCGAAATCAAAAAGGGTCAAAAGGACTCAAACGGATATACTAAGTGCTGGACTGGATACCATGCCGCAGGTACCAAAAAAGGTAAACACGGTAGTGTACGTAACTGTGTAAAGAATGAAGGTGCTGCCGCAGTCCAAGCCGCTGTAGCTATAGCTAAGAAAGCATCTGGCAAATATACTAAAGATGGTGTGCGTAAGCGATGAGAGCAACAGAGTTCATAACTGAATCAGCCGCTTGGCAAAAATCCAGTGGTAAGAATAAAAATGGTGGATTAAACAAAAAGGGTGTTGCTAGCTATCGTGCAGAGCATCCTGGTAGCCATTTACAAACAGCAGTGACTACTAAGCCTAGTAAGCTAAAGAAAGGTAGTAAAGCTAGTAAGCGTAGAGCTAGCTTTTGTGCTCGTATGAAAGGTATGAAAAAGCATCGTACTGGCAGTAAAACAGCACATGACCCAAACAGTCGTATTAACAAGAGTCTACGTAAATGGCACTGCGAAAGCGTGGAAGAAATGGCAGAGTTGATTCAATTGGGTGAAAGCTATATAGCTACACTAAAGGAAAACTTTGCAGATGGTCGGCATCCTGGGCGCAAGGGACTAGCCAAGCGTAGTGGAGTTAATACTAAGGCTAGTGTAAGCAGTCTACGTAATACTGCTAAACACAGTAGTGGTGAGAAACAGCGTATGGCACACTGGCTAGCTAATATGAAAGCTGGCAAGGCCAAGCATAAGAAAGAATAAAGGGCCGTACTACGTACAGCCAAAATGGGTCCTAGCGGCCCATTTTTTATTGCGCAAAAAAATTTTGGGAAGTACTTACAGTTCTTATGGGGTTAGTTTTAATAACTTTTGAAACCATAAGCCAAGGATACAACACAGTAAACTGGCAATGGGAGTAGCTATGCATGTAAGCACAATCCAAAAGAGTTGTTCTAATAGTGTAGTTGTCATAGTAGTATATAGTGCCGAAAGGGTCCTACGGGGTCTAAACTTGATGCGCGAAAAAAATAATAATAAAGTACTTAAACTTTTCAGGTGGTGATTTCTTACCTATACCCACCAAAATTTGCATGCGCTGTTGTAAAAAAACAACAAAGAAAATAATATATACCCCGACCCCCTCTCATAATCTTTAAGCATGCTTACCCCGAGCCAAAAAAAATCCCCACCTGCCGGGAGCGAATCGGACTTACGGGTGGGGATACACTGTCAATTGAACCTAGTGGGAGCGAATCACGTCAGTTCAACCTTACTGCATTCAGAGCATATTCTAATAGTTTATCGTGTGCCCTTCATACAAGTAACCTCTACTACAGCTTGCCACTTAGCGGGCATGCTAACACGGATGTCAGCTACCTTAAGCACCATACGCAAGCTGAGCTCACGCATACGTGCGGCATTACTATTAATAAACTCTACAACTTCCTGCTTGTCTGCATCCGTTAGCTCATAGCTGTCCAGCATGCCACTGTCACGGACTACCTGCCGGATGCGCAACAGCTTCTCACGTGTAGTATCAATAGTCAAGTCCAAGTAGTGGCAACGTGACTCCAATGCTTCCAAGTGATCCTTAAGCTTCTTGCTCTTAACGTGATCGAACTTGATGTTGGTAATAAAGATAGCGCCGCCTTTGAATTCAAAGCTGTTGGGCACACCCTGCTCCTTAAGCAAACGGCTATCAGTGTTCCAATGGATCATACGCTTCTTGCCACTATCCAAAGCAGCCTTTAAGATGTTCAAGCTCAAGTCATCAAGCAGGACACTATCACAGTCATCGAACACTAGGATACTCTTCTTGTCGCTGTACTCATAGAGCTTTGAGTATAGACCCAGAGCACTCATAGCACCTTTGACTACTTCGTACTTCTTCAACTTGCCGTCCTGTGCTACATTGGCGAACACATCGTGTTTGGATAAGACTTTCTCTACACCAAAGGATTTGCCTACGCCTGGAGGCCCTGTTACGATCATGCTTCGTACATCGCCCTTCTTGACAGCACGAGTCATGTCCTCTAGGATCTCAAAACGATCAGCCAAACGAGCCATGATCTCTTCGTCTGTCTCTGTAAGTACTTTCTCCACTGCTGTAGTTTCTAAACTCTTAACTTCTGCCTGTGCATTCAGCAACATGGCTGATGTAACTACTCTACCCATCTTCACGCTCCTTGTGTTGATATTTAATGTAATATTGTACACTCAAGGGCTCGCTTGAGCAAGCCCTTTGATGTACCTATTAGTCCATCCTACTGCCTGCGTATGCACGGAGTCCTAGTTTGGTTAGGTACTCTGCGTAGGCATAGGCGCCTGCTTCTTTGACTGAAATGCTCTGTGTAGGCACTCCAGCTGGATCCCACATGCTGAGGCATTTTGGTTTGTAGCTCTTGCTGAAGCCTGCGGCTATAAGCTCTTTGGCCTGAGCTGAGTTTGTGCGATCCACATAGACGTCTACCCAACCAAAACCACATGCATCACGCTCGCCAACCTTTGCGTACATCTCAAGGCCTGCTTGCTCTGCTACTCGCTTGCCTGCACGGATCAATTCTGCTGTAACCATTTGTTCGCTCCTGTTTACGTTGTTGAAGTGTATATTATACTACCAAAGCGCAGGATTGTCAATAACCCTGCTACGAATAAGGTCTCTGTCCTTTTTACGCTGATACGCTAGGACTCCAGCTTCAACGAATAGGGCCAAGCCTAAGATGCCTAAGAATGCCCACAGTTCCATAGTCATATAGAAGAAATATAAGATATCGTTCATTGGCAAAAGATCTCCTTAGACAGAATTTTGTCCTCAACCAGCTTGTTACAAGCGTTGAGGGTTAGCATTAGCACATTATACATCTGCGCCTTCTGCTCGGGCGGGAAGCCTTCGATCTGATCGCTGATCTGCTCCAGC